GTTTATCATTTGAATCGTTTGGCAGGTACGCTTATTGGCGACTTACCACAATATGATTTCAATGGTGCTGCAAGTATCTGGGCTTTCAATGTAACGGGTAAAAACTATTCCCGTGGCATTGATGCTCTTAACCAGATTTATGCTTTCCGTAACAGTGGAAAGAATTTTTACTACGATACACCTGGTGCCTTTAATGCCCTTGCTGGAACTGTTGGCCTTGGTGAAGCAGAAGCAGCAAGAAGGATTACCTCGTGACTACCTTTATAGATTTAATTAACGAGACAAACCTAGCCCTAACTGGTTATACAAACCGCCAGGACCAGGCTACATATCTAACATCACCAATGACTTCAACTGCAACCACTTTTGTGGTAGCAGATGGAACAGTGTTAACTCGTGGTCTAGTTGAAATAGACGACGAATTAATCTGGGTAGACTCATTTGACCGTACTACAAATACGGCAACAATCCCCGCTTATGGCAGAGGCTTTCGTGACACTACAGCCCAGTCTCACACCGCTGGTACTCGTGTAACCATCGCGCCTTCCTTTCCGCGAAGTGTCATCCGACGAAACCTTAACCTAGCAATTGATGGAGTTTACCCAGATTTGTTCGGTACCTTTTATACAATTTTTAACTGGCAAGCAGCGCGTACTACCTATGTACTTCCTAACGAAGCGGTAGATGTACTTGGTGCCTCATGGCAAACTATTGGGCCATCAAGAGAATGGCTACCAGTACGCCACTATCGTGTAGATAGAATGGCTAACCCAATTTATTGGGGTAGTGGTAAGACTATCTCCATCCGTGAAGGCATTATCCCAGGCCGTCCAGTAATGATTACTTACACCAAGAAGCCAACAGTGCTTCAATACGATACTGATGATTTTACAATGACTGGTCTATCTGATTCAGCACGTGAAGTAATTGTACTTGGTGCTGCTTACCGTACAGCAATGTACCTAGACCTTGGCCGTATACCTGCTGCTACAGCAGAAGCCGATGCACAACAAGGCAATGACCCAGTTGGTTCTGCAGCAAACATTGGCAGAGTATTACAACAGATGTACCAGCAACGTCTTCTTGTAGAAGTACGTCGTATGCAAGAACAATTCCCTCCACGCACGCACTACACAAGTTAAGGAAGGCATATGCCAAGTAGATACTATAGCGCTATTGCGCAAGACACAACGATTAATGGAGCCATTACTAACTCACAGACAAGCGTTGTGGTTAATGCGGTTGTTGGCTACCCATCAAATTATCCTTACATCCTAGCGTTAGATTATGGTGCAGCGGCTGAGGAACTTGTCAAGGTAACTAACGCTTCTGGCTTAACCTTAACTATTGTTCGTGGTTACAATGGCACGACTGCTGTAGCACATGCTACTGGTGCAACTGTACGTCACGTAATAACTGCTCAGGATTTAACAGACGCACAGACACACTATGATTCTACTACAGGCGCACACGGTGTTACTGGGGCAATTGTCGGCACAACCGATACTCAAACTCTTACCAACAAAACTATTTCTGGGGCATCAAACACTGTTACCAACATACCAATTTCAACAGGCGTGTCTGGCCTTGGAACAAACATAGCAACTTTTCTTGCTACCCCAACATCAGCAAACTTAGCATCAGCGATGTCTGATGAAACAGGTTCAGGCTTGCTTACATTTGCAACAAGCCCAACCCTCACCACACCAATCCTTACCCAAGGCACATCAACCCCGACCTTTACAACAAACGCCTACACCCTTGCCTCTAGCGATGCGGGGCTATTCCTGCTGGCATCAAACGGCGCAACGGCTGGAACTATCAACATCCCAACCGATGCGACTTACGCCTTTGCCAATGGCACACAAATCCACATCCAGCAAACTGGCGCAGGCCAGTTGACAATTCAAGCGACTACATCAGGAACAACAACTGTTGTCTCAAACGGCGCAACTAGCGCCGCGCCAAAGGTTCGCGCCCAGTATTCGGTTGCAACCATTATGAAGACTGCGACTAACTCTTGGACAGTTTACGGAGACATTGCGTAATGCCAATTCCAGGAATCGTGGCTTCGGGTATCAGCGGAAGCAAGATTGCTACTGGCGCGTTCTATTCCATTGCGACTGTAACTGGCACAGGTTCCAGTTCAACCGTAACTTTTAGTTCCATTCCTAGCACTTATTCTTCTTTACAAATTAGAGGAATCGGCAGAACTACTAGAGCAGCAACAGATTCAGCGTTAGTTGTTAGATTGAACGGTGATACTGCATCAAATTATACTTATCACACTTTATCAGGTAATGGAACTGCTGCATCGGCTGGCGGATTTGTTACGCAAACAAATATGTTTCTTGGAAGAGCAGCAGGTAATACCGCTGCCGCAAATCTTGCAGGCGTATCTTTGATAGACATTGTAGATTATGCTTCAACAACAAAAAACAAAACCCTTAGGTCTTTCCACGGTATAGATGCTAATGGAGTTTTTACGGGAGATGTTTATTTATCAAGCGGTTTATGGTTATCTACTTCAGCAATAACTTCAATTAGTTTGATTGTTTCAGATGGTTCTAGTTGGACTACCGCATCAACCTTCGCTTTGTATGGGATAAACTAATATGGCAACCGCAACCTACGACAAGATAGCGACTACAACACTCGGCTCTGCCGCATCTTCAATAACCTTCTCATCCATCGCCGCATCGTGGACTGACTTGCGGCTCGTTATTGTGCCAATAGCCAATGGTGCAAGTGATTACAATTTATTTGTTCAACTAAATGGGTCAAGTACGGCAGAGTATTCAAAAACTAGAATCGTAGGCACTGGCTCTGCTGCAATTTCAACAAACGCTACTGCAGAAACTAAATGGAACTTGATTTATAACACTGGTTTCAAATCAACACCAAGTTTATGGACTTTAGATATATTTTCCTATGCTGGTTCCACTTACAAAACCGCATTATCTACTGGGTCTGGTGATTACAATGGTTCAGGAGATGTAGTCAGACAAGTAAATCTCTGGCGAAATACTGCCGCAATAACTTCGTTTGTAATATCTGGAGACATTACAAACAACTTCAACACAGGCACAACCGCCACTCTCTACGGCATAAAGGCGGCATAAATGGCATCTACATACACACTCATCTCAAGCCAAGTCCTAGCCTCATCCGCTGCATCCGTTACCTTCTCGTCAATCCCTGCGACTTATACGGATTTGGTGCTAAGAGCGAGTACAAGGGGTAATTTGGCTGGGGTATTTACAAACGTATATATTGCTTTCAATTCCGATACTGCTACCAATTATAGCGATACATATTTGACTACTAATAATGGAACAGCGGCAAGTAGTACTAGAGAAACAAATGGAACAATTGGGTATGTAGGTTTGACTGATGGTAATAATGCTACTGCTAATACTTTTGGTAACTTTGAATTATACATTCCAAATTATACGGCTTCGGCAAATAAACCATATTCAAGTACAACTTCATTAGAAAATAACACTGCAAATCAAGGTTACGCAAATTGGGTATTAGCAGGTTTATGGAGAAATACTGCCGCAATCACTTCTATAACTATGACGACAGATGGGGCAATTTATCCTTGGCTTTCTGCATCATCCTTCTATCTATACGGCATCTCAAACGCATAAGGAGCGACAATGACCGACACACCACAGGCAGTGCTATAATCTCCTTATGCCTAAACCAAAAGATACTGCTGGTTGCCAAATAGATTTTTGCGGCGGGCCAGTAAAAGCACGAAGAATGTGTAATGCTCATTTAAGCCGTTGGTATAAACGAGGCAATACCGAACTTATATATAAAGGTTTTCATGTGGCTTCAGATGGATATGTCAAAGTTAAAGACAAAGTAAAAAAGAAAACTGTCTTACAGCATCGCATGATAATGGAACAGCATTTAGGTAGAGACTTATTGCCTACTGAAAATGTCCATCATATCAACGGAAATAGAGCAGATAATAGAATAGAAAATCTTGAACTTTGGAATACTCGTCAGCCAAAAGGCCAGCGTATCCCAGACAAAATTGAATACGCAATAGAAATACTTAAACTATACGCACCGCACTTACTAAAGGAGAACGAAAATGTCTGATACACCAGTTGCCATAGAGATAAATTGTGAGACACAAGAAGTAACTACCCGCCCACTTACCGCCGATGAAATTGCGGCGCAGGCAGTAGCAGCCCAGGCTGCGGCTGACCAAGCGGCAGCGCAAGAGGCGCAGGATAAGGCCAAGGCTGATGCCAAGGCATCTGCGATGGCTAAGTTGGCAGCCCTTGGGCTAAGTGCCGATGAAGTGGCAGCAATACTCTAAGTAACACAAGCATTACCAACCCCGCTACGGCGGGGTTTTTTATTGGAACAAACTAAGGAGATAGAGTGGCAACAGACGGATACAAGCATATTGCCGAACGTACCATTGACCCAGTTGGTCAACCATCCAACGCTGGTTCCACTTATGTTAACACTAGCAATCAATATGATGTAGCCCTTGCTGGCTTACCATTCTTCTTAGGCCCTTCAAAAGAATACCCTTACAAGCGTGAGACAGCGCAGTACCGCAAGCAACAGATTGACCAACAGAAAGAACCTGGTGAGCAAACACTTACAGGCTGGTGGCTACGCAGCCAGTCTTCTTTTAACTACGGTGCTGGTATCCGCTACGAGGAACCAGTTGAAGGTGCAACTGTAGGACAACGCTTTAACAAGTCTGCTGGTGTAGATGTATTTAACACAGGCAAAGTAACCCTACTACCAGATGTAACCAAACTATCTACCTCTGTAACTGATGGGGTAAAGATGGTTGGCGGCACAGATACTAACGGAGTAGATGTAGTTATTTGGGCGGATGGTGCAAACCTATACCGCACAACTGCCGCTGCTGCTACCACAACCTTGACGTGGGGCGGCTCAGGTACAATTCTAGCAGTAGCCCAAGACGGTGTTAACTACTACGCCGCTAATGCCACAGGCATATACAAAGGCCCACTCACAGGTGGCTCAAGTGGTACATCAATATTTACCCACCCAACAGCAGTTGGAACTGTAACCACTGTAAGCATGGGCTGGGTTAAGCAACGCCTTATCGCTGGCATTAATAATTACCTATTTGAAATTACCCCTATCACATCTTATACGGTTGTGGCTGGTCAATTGGCAAACAACGTTGCCACCCTTAAAACATCTACGGCGCATAACTTTGCAGTTGGTTCTCAAGTAACAATTGCTTCTGTAAGTGCTGCATTTAATGGAACATTTAGTGTAAGCGCAATTCCATCAACAACAGAGTTTTCTTATTATCACAATCACGCTGATGACCAATATGCAACTGGCTTAACTGGTACCGCAGTCCTAGCATCCAACAACAACCTTCCTATTTATGCCCACCCAAACCCAACATGGGTATGGACTGGTATCTGTGAAGGCCCTAACGCTATCTATGTGGCTGGTTATGCTGGTGATTCATCAACTGTGTATCGTCTTTCCCTTGATACAAGTGGTGCTATCCCGTTACTAACCAAAGCACTTACGGCTGCTGATATGCCAAAGGGTGAACTTATCTACGCCATGGGCGCATACATCGGCAAGTACATGGTTTTTGGTACGAATAAGGGCATCAGAGTGGGGCAGATAGACACCTCTGGTTTCGTATCCTCAGGTTATATAACCTACGGTCCACTCACAGTAGTAACCAACGGCTATGACCCAGCCACAGGCACAAACCTGGCTGGCTATCCTTGCAAATCTATTACCTTTAATGACCGCTATGCCTACTGCACAGTAACTAACTACATTGATACTGATGGCACAGGCACAACTCTAAAATCAGGGTTGGTCAAGATTGACTTGAGCAAAGAGATAGCACCTAACCAGATGGCATACGCTACCCACCTTCAAGTGCCAAGCACAGCCGAGGCAACTGCCGTATGTGTAATTGGTTCAACAAACAAATTGGCTATTGGCGTAAAGGCTATTGGGGTTTACTTTCAAGCATCCACATTAGTTGCCAGTGGCTACCTACAGACAGGCCAGATTCGCTACTTCACTCTTGAAGACAAGCACTTTGAGTTAATCAAACTACGCCAGACTCAACCAATGCTAGGTAGATTAAAGTTAACAGTAGTTAATTCAGATGGTAGCACTGCTGATATTATGACAG